GTCTCCAGGATTTCCGGGGCGGTTCAGCTGAATCCGGCAAGTAACCCCTGTGCAAATCCGCTCATTCACCACTCCTTAAAACAAAGAACCAGCAATGCCGCCAATTACTGCTCCAGCAACAGCACCAACAGGACCACCAACGGATGCGCCAATAGCCGCCCCCGTACCAATGCCCGTACCGATATTCTGCTTGTTCTGCGCTTTCTGTTGCGCCGCCATCTGTTTGTTCGCAGCCTCAATTTCTTCACGTCGTCTGTCTGCGTCACTTATTCCCTGTAATGCCTCACGCCGCGACTGATTTGCAATATCCAGTAAACCGTATCCCATATTGCCCCCTTACGCTGCCACCAGTTGGCCGCCAACACTCAGTTTCTGTCTTGCCGGTGCAGAAGCCCCCGTCAGAATATTCATCTGGCGATCCTGTTCGGCTTCACGGATACCATTTTTCGCGCCAGCAATTGCCAGGGCATTACGTAACCCCAGCGTATTACTGTCGGGATTATCCGGGCGGTTTACCCCGTATCTCGCCATCTGGTTATCCTGCGCCATCTGCGCTGTACGGAGACTGGAAGTGGCAAGGCCTCCCACCCGTGCAAGCTGTGCATTCATCAGACTGTTGTTCTCCCCAAGGTCAGCCAGCCTTGCCACGCGGGGCAAATATCTGGTTCGCCAGTCGTCGTATTCTTGGCGTGTCAGCGCTGCTGACGTCTGCCAGTCACCCTGTGGGCGGTCTGCTCCTGAATAACCAGCCCTTGCGAGAGTTTCGTATTTGCCATACTCCATAATTACAGTCTCCAGTTCTGAGCCTGATGCTGAATGGCATTAGCGCCGGTGCCAGGTGTTTTAGCACCGCCACTTCCTCCGCTACCGCCAGCCTTATGCATCGCATATGCACCTGCCGCACCCAGACCAGCGCCAACAAGAGAGGCTCGCCCCTGCTGTTTCGTAAACGCCGCCTGTGCATCCGATTTAGCTTTTGCCAGACTGCTGTCTGCCAGAGAGTTAAAACTCTGTAACGCATCCGCCTTCTGACCAGAACCGAGAGCAGCAACATCCTGTAGCCCGGCAACATACTTATCTGCCTGCGATACCTGCCCCCGTGTGGTTGTGTCAATCTGCCCGGTTACCTGGTCACTCTGGTTCGCATTCATTACCGCATTAAAACGACCACTGGATGGGTCAACGCCGGACTGAGCAAGATTACCCGCAAGCTCCTTCCGTGCTTCGCCAAACTGTTTCTGATACCCCAGATTTGTGGTGCCAGCAATATTGTCGTACTGCTGCTCACTGTTCAGGTCATCGACCTTTTCCATGAAGTTATCTTCAGCCGGGCGGAGGATATTTTTGTAATCCTGCCACCCTTTCCAGGCCACTTCTTCCTGTGCTATTTGCGCTGCTGTTGGTTTTACTTTGGTATCACCACCGCCTTTACTTCCACCCATAATGGCCCCCTGGATAACAAAAAACCCTGCCGGAGCAGGGTCAGAATGTGAATTACAATGTTGGTTTAAACACAATGATGAAAACTGTAGCAGTCAGACCGCTATCCTGAACACCATGAAGCCATCCTCATCATCCGGCATTCGCTCAAAGCCCAGTCGTTTTCCCAGCCGGATAAATCCCCGCCTTGCCGTATGGAACTCAGCCCAGCGTCCGCCAGCCAGATGGGTTAATGTCTTCACCTCCGGCAGGTAACGCTCAACGCTGTTACTCCCCGTACACACGCCCAGCAACACCAGAACATAAGGGATACCATCAGCACTGAGCACAGAACGCAGCACCAAAAAGCCATCAGGTGCCTCAAAACAAAACGCCTGCTTTTTAAGGCAGGCGTCTTTAACTTCATTCATAAATTCAGGGTTGCGGGAATTTCTCACAACACGCTGCATATACCAGAGAATTTTATCGTTCATTCTCTCACCTGAAACGGGTGCCATATCGGCTGAACCTCAGCAACCAGTTGACGGGGACTCTCGTCCCCGTCGCGGTTTTCCTACTGCTTACACTGTAAGAACGCCGCAAACTCCGCTCCCCACAAATTCAGCCGGAACTCACACAGTGAACCGTGCAACATCCAGATGGTGAAGATAACCGTCATGCAAATTGTGACGGTGATAAGCGATTTTTGCGACATAGCGCTTGACTCCTTTTACAGAGAGGCGCTAACCTTCTACTTGCTTAAGGTACGAAGTGTTAGGGCCTCGGGTTAACGTTAAGTTGACTCGGGGCCTTTCCACATCAGGCCTTCAGGTTCACCCTCCAGCCATCAGCCGAAAGGCACCCACGCATAATTTACGGTTTTTGCCCTGTACGGGCAATAAAAAACCCGCCATCACAGCGGGTAGTAAACGGTTACCGGATACAGGTCAGAATTTCAGGCCAATGCCAGCAGTAACGCCACTCGTGCGCCAGTCGCCAGAGCCGAAACCTTCGTAAGCCACATCCAGTGTAACACTCTCATTCAGGTTAAACTGTGCACCTGCAGCCCACGCAAGGGAGGTTTTTTTCGTGCTGTTGCTTTCAGAAAATCCGCCACTACTGTTAATATTGTCCTTAATTTTCAGGTCAGCGCTAACTTTAGCAACGCCCATCCCTGCCATCGCATATAAACTCATGTACTGATTAACCCGCCATGAAGGCCCCGCTAACAGACTCCAGTAATTCGCCCTGATATCCGTTCTGGCAGAAGCTGCCGGATTCTTAATCTTCCTGGTATGATCGGCTGACTGCACATCAATAAATGTCTGTGAGTTAGTGAGAGAACGCGTCCATGTAAAAGAGGTGATAACGCCAAAATCATCCGTTATCTCGTAGCGATACCTGATATTAATGCCCTGTGGATTTTTATCCTTGCCTTCATATCCACTGACCCGACCATCTGTATATTCGCCCAATGAAGAAAAGTAGTTTCTGTTGACGAAATGACTGAAAGTCTCCCTGTTATGAGCAGTCGCATCCTTTACAAAATCCTTCAGTCCCGGAAACTGAAAGTGCGCATACCCCAGAGAAATTGTATGCTCTCCTTCTGCTGCATGTGCAGATAAATTTACACAGGCAATCCCGGAGATTGCACACACAACCAGTGTTGCTATACTCTTCATTTAAGATATCCTGTATTCAGATAACACGCTAAACTTTTTAATAATACATCTTTTTAGACATTTTAAATGAATATTAAAGACTCGCTTCAACTAATCATATACTGATGTATTAATAACCAGGACCTTATCTATATACGGCTTTCGAATATCCCATGTTGCACCACCGGAATAATGCTCACAGGAATATATTTTATTTCCTGTAGCACCAGTGGATGTGGTATAAATCGGTCGATCATAAGGAGTTCTTTTCCAGTTATAATACCCGACCAGTGCAGGCATGATTGCGCATGGATATCCAAGGTCCTTTTCAAATTTGATATCAACAGGTATTAACTTCGCGTCAAGCAGCATCATTTCGCCATGATAAATCATCTCACCGTCCGGGTTATACATGGCGATACCATACTCAGAAGGTGGAGTAACCATATTCGCGAAAGCATAAACCGTCGTAACACCAGGGTTCGTTCCCCTGACAATTACATGAAGCCTTAGTGCATGATATCCATCAATCTGTTCATGCGTGTACATGACATCGGCCTTCTTCTCTGTTCTGATAAAGAAAAAACAACTTTTGCCTGACGGGATTGATGTTTTAAAAAAAGACTTTTCAGTCGCCGGTATGGTGCCTTTGTTGATCAGACACTGCGGCGTAAAACCTGGACTTATCCATACGCTGCCATCCGGCTTCATAATGCTCAAACCGTACATAACACTTATCCCCAGAATGTATAAATATAAGATCCCATACCCTGCTCAAGATTCGACCACGTCACCGTATTGTCATTAATGGTTATCTTCGGTACTTTCCGATCCGCAAATACATTATTCCAGGGAAATAAACAACATACAGCCTGCAATGATTTCCCGTCGGGTTTATTAGTGTACGTCTTTGAGCCAGACTCCGCTGTAAATCTGTCCAGGAAAAATACTGGAGTCAGCACGCCCGTAACATTAACGTTATTTCTGTTATAAATGGCAAAACCGTATTCCAATACTCACCTCCTGATCAGCGTAATCTGCCTATGCGAACAGCCAGTCGTCCATTCTGGTCATAAACCTCAATTTTATCATTGCGGATCACCAGTCCTACATTCTGATTAGAGTAACGAATTGTCAGTTGCCCTTGTGACGTAACACTGAAAAGGCCTCCAATATTCAGGTTACCCTGAGAATCAACCTGAAAGTTTCCGTTCTGAATAACGGCACTCCGGATAACTGGCGAAGTGATACTTACCCCGGCTTTTACCTCATCCGCCACAACCTTCCGCGACACCAGTGTTTCAATCACCGCGTCATAAATCATCGCTTTCGGGATCACTACCTTGCCACCTGATACCGCAAACGGATAGGCTGTGTTATCCGGATTATTCGGGTCAAAGACAAACAACTGCGACGCAGAAATTGCAACCTGACTTACAGGCCTGCCTTCACTGTCTTTTCCGGCGACAATCCCGATCCCCGCAGTGATACCATCAACTCCCGCTTTTTTTGACCACATTGCAAGAAAAGCTTCACCGCCTTCTTTATCCAATTTAGTGATGCGCTTGTCGACCTCATTAAGCGATTCACTGGTTGACGAATCCAGTGTGCTAATGCGGGTTTCAATACCACCAATCGTTCTTGTCGTTTCTTCCCTGAGAGTCCCTACAACTTCGGTTGTCTTAATTGCAGCATCCTTTACAGCCTGCCCCTGCGCGTTTTTTATTTCTTTACGCAGCTCGGACACAACCGGCGACTTTGCAGCCTCATCGCGGATCTGGTCAATGATGGCCTTCACGCCGATCTGTGTTTGTGCCTGAGTGCCTTTTTCAGCATTCCATGGACCTTTCACTCCTGCCGCGTTAACAAAACGTATCCAGTAAAATCCCGACCAGCCAGGGTCAACCGGATCGCCGTAAACCTGCCCCGGCGTCGTGGCAACCAGCACTGCATCAGCAAGGTCATCCTCCGTACCCCGCCAGATTTCAGTCAGTGAATGTCCGCGATAATTAGGCATATCCCATTCAAGAAGAACCGAGCCAAATCCACCGGTCGCCTTAAAATTCAGCGGTTTTGTGGGAAAATCAACAGTCATTAAAGTACTGTCAATCTCAATACCCGGATTCAGTGCATATGAGGCACCACCCGATGTTCGACGCCGGGCGAGTTTAAGACCAACCAGTTCCTCACGGGTCACAAATGCGTGACGTCCGTCACCACGCTGCCCGGTGCCAATTTCCATATTCTCCACAACAGTGGATAAATCCTTCCCCGCACGCCACGGTTTTCTGGTCATACCGGCATCTCCGACATTGATGTACTCAGGGTTATTCGTTCCACCTGCCCGAATCCGGATACCATCACCTGCCAGTTTTGCCCGGTTGCTGCCGGAAGTCTCACCACACTTCCCTTAAACGTACCCGGCGCAAAATGAATCACAGGAACATCATCAGCCATAATGGTGATCCCCACCCGCTCAGGCGCCGGAGATTTCACCCTGATACAGGAAAAAGAGGTTCTTTCAGGTAATGAAAAAATTTTTGAATGCCACCTTATCGTGGAGGGCAGAGCCCCCCCGGCAAGCACTGACATTTTGTCTCCTGTCACCACGCGCATCATATCTTTCGCGAGATCAACCCATGCGCAGTCAAACGGTGTACTGAGATAACGGATATCCATGTTCACCGGACTGAATACAAACACATCCTGCTTACCATCCGGTTTCGTGTAACAGGCAATGTATTCACCACGCCAGGGATAAGCCACAATGGAGGCCGGATTAAACTGACTCTGCCACTGTTCCGGTGAAACAATCTGTTCCGTCGCCAGCGCGACATTACCGTTTGCATCAACAGACACCAGGCCATTTGTTCCTGCATACAGCACAAAACCCTCCATCGCAACCATACTCCGCCTGCTCAGACACGCCTGCATTGAAGGGATTTTGGAACCAGAAATTGTGGACGGTGATACCCCACTGAACAAATAAGGCTCCCCCTTTGTCGCCACCACCAGTGACGTTCCCAGCGGACAGATAGCTACAATATCTTCTGCCGTCGTGTGACGATTCACTTCCGGCCATGCATACGGCAGATACGCTTCCGAAAACATCACTTCATTACCGGCAAACCCGGCGGCAATACCGTTAGCCATCAGGCAAAGGCCTGTCATATTCTCTGGCGGCGGCAGGTAATCCCATGTCGCCAGGGAAGGCCCAAGGTTTTTCGCCGGTATTTTGTCCGTGTAACTGAGCACGGATGCATCCAGTTCAGCCACAAGTAAAAAATCCGCCTCCCCTCCACCTGATGCAGAGCGATAAATCCGGCGACGTTTAATACTGGCATTCTGCAATGGCACCGGAGCCAGCGTCAGTTGTACCGCAGTTCCCGGAGTACGGAGTGTTACCTCCAGAGACGCCGGACCTGGCGGACCTTCTTCACCATAATCTGAGACAAAGGTTTCCGTATAAAACCGGGTTTCATCATCATTCGGGTTATCGTCAGAAACATCACCGCCCTGCTGAACAGTACAGACAGGAGCTGTCGTCGGCGCGGGGATCCCCAGACGATACGATGATGTCGGGTGATTCCCGTCCCCTTTTGTGGCAATAGTCGCATCCGTCACTTTAGGAAAACGCCCGTCAGTGTAGTAAATACGCCCGTGGGGGTCCTGAGCGATCGGACTGCGGATCACATCCACCACATCCGGCCATGCAAACCAGAAATCGTCACGGTAATGAAAAATTGTTTTTGGCTTAATTGTGAATGTTTTCTCAACCCCGGATATCTGACGTTCTGGTGTAATAACACCAAACCGGAAATGGCAGTCCTCCGCCAGTACAGCGGAATGCTCGGGCAGCATGGATGTCACAACGCGCGGCATCATCCCACGCATCGTGGTGATATCGATATAGGGCATAGAAATTCCTTTGACTGCTTCAGGCTTAAAAATCAGGGGATTTATGATGGAATTCGCTAAAATCGCGATCGGCATCACTGAAACAAAATGCCTTGCATGACATTCTGATGATGACTAAATAACTTCATTGATTATTGCAATTTTCTTTCGGTTTGGGGGAGCATATTGCTCCCCTTTTTTCACTGCATTATCATTGCCGCTGTAGCAACGAGAAGCATCACTCCGCACACGCAAGATGTTTCACACTCACACCATACAGTCCATTTTTCGCCATTCCCGTATACAGAAAGCTATTCACTGTCTTCGTGTGAATTCCCATTTCACTGGCAAGGCGACATCATGTACCCCTTTCAATTTTTCCAGATTCAGCTGAATAAAACGGCGTCCCTGATACATACTGCGCATTAAATGGCCCAACTGACTATCACAGATTATTAACCAGGATTCTTTACTATCCAGAATAATCCTGCGATTTTCCGGCATAAAAAACTCTTGAACCAGAATTACACGGCATCCTTCACTCCATCGTATTAACATGTTTATTACTTCACTCTCTAATAACCCCCCCCTATACATGACAACAAAAACCGGAGCCGGGCTCCGGTTTTTGTGAAGCTGTCGGCTATTTCATCCCGCCAATATTTTCCCACGTCCCGTCAGCACGCAGGATTTGCAGCGGTCTTACCACACACTGTATCTGCTTTTTATCTGCATCCAGTATCACCACCTGTGTGATTACCCTGTCCTGCTCCGGAATAATGCCATTCTCATCTGACTCCAGAATGTCTGCCGGTCCCAGTCGCAGTTGTGCTGTAAGCGACTGCCCGTTTTCACAGTCATCATGCTTTCCGCAACCGCACAGACTCTGCATAAGCTTTCTCAAAATATTCATGTCATTCTCCTGTTCTGCCTGT